TCAACCGGGTGTCGACAAGCAGGACACTGCGGTCGGAGCAACCGACCGATGGATCGATTCAGATAATGTTAGATGGAGATATAATCTTCCTGAAAAAGTAGGAGGATGGTCTTCTTTACTTACAAACACTATTTGTGGAGTTGCAAGAAAACAACACTCTTTTGTAGATACTGATGGAAATAGATATGTAGGTATTGGAACAGATAAATTTTTACTTATTTATTTTGAAGGAGCTTTACACGATATTACCCCTTGGCGTTCTACTAATGCGGGTGTTCAAATTACTTTCACCAGTTCAACCTTAACAACCAATAGTACGGCACCCGGTACTTCAATTACTGTCACAACCACTTCGGACCATTCATTAGAAGTGGGAGACATGATTGCTCTAGAATCGGTAACGATGCCGACAAGTTCAACGATTAGTAAATCGGATATTGAATATACCAGTTCAGATCGACAGGTCTGTCAAGTGATTACGGTTCCCACTTCAGTTACTTTTACAATTACATCACCAAGTGCTGAAGGAGGAGGTGGAGGGTCTGATTTAACTTCAGGAAGTTCTGCCATAGTTTCACCTTACCAAAAAGTAGGACCGTCTGAACAAACTTATGGGTATGGATATGGTGTAGGAAATTATGGAGGAACAATTACAGGTTCTTTAACAAATGATTTAGATGGAGCTTTAAATGCAGATGCCGCTGGAACAGGGGGTGTAGGAACGTCGGTTACTTTAACTAGTTCAACTGGTTTTCCAGACCCTTCAGGAACCATTGCTGTCGGAGCCATTCCAACTGCAGAATTAATTACTTACACAGCCGTTTCGGCTCCTGATTTACAAAACATAACTAGAGGAGCTTTAGGAACTGCAACTACAGGAACTTCCAATGGTCAAGCTCATATTGATGGAACTATTGTTTATGATGCTTCAATATGGACTGGCTATGGAGATGCGGTTAATGCATCTGATATTACTTTAGAACCAGGACTTTGGTCTTTAGGTAACTGGGGAGAAGTTTTAGTTGCAACGATTGCAAACGGTAAAACCTTTACTTGGGATTCTGGAGTTGCAGGGTCTGCAAAATTTACCACACCGGCTTCCATGGTCACGACGAACTATGTAACAGCAATTAGTGGAACTGTTGGAAACCCAACAGCCAGTCGACTAACCTTAGTTTCTCCAACGACTCGGCACTTAATTCATTTAGGAACGGAAACAACTATTGGAGATACCACGAGTCAAGACGATATGTTTATAAGATTCTCAAACCAAGAACAGATTAATGTCTTTGCACCCGCGGCTGACAATAGTGCCGGTACACAACGACTTCAAGATGGTACTAAAATTATGGGGGCCATAAAAGGAAAGGAAAATATTCTAGTATGGACCGACAATGCTTTATATTCTATGAAATTTGTAGGGGCTCCTTTTACATTTGGATTTGAACAAGTAGGAACTAACTGTGGATTACTAGGTCAGAATGCATGTTGTGAAATAGATGGTGTTGCTTATTGGGTAGGAAACAATGGTTTCTTCTCCTTTGATGGTACCGTTAACTCGTTAGCGTGTTCGGTTGAAGACTATGTCTATGATAGTTTTGACACTACTAAAGGACAACAAGTAGCTGCAGGAATTAATAATCTATTCACAGAAGTCATTTGGTATTATCCAACAGAGGGAGCTAATTACAATGACAGATATGTGGTTTATAATTATGGAGAAAAGACTCAACTACCCACAGGAGTCTGGTATACAGGAACCAACACAAATTCAATTAGAACGACATGGATCGACTCTATTGTTTATCCTAACCCTTATGCGACTCAATATAATAGTTCTGAAACAGGCACGACTCCAACTATTGTAGGAGAAACTGGATTAGGACAAACAGTTTATTTTCAACATGAAATAGGAAATGATCAAATTAATCCTGATGGAACTATTACAACTTTAACTTCTTCTCTACAGTCTTATGACTTTGCCGTTCAAACCGATAAAGGTATGGGAGAATATTTCCTAGCGATGAGAAGATTCCTTCCTGATTTTAAAACATTAACAGGTAAAGCTAAAGTGACGATGGGAGTTAAAAACTATCCATCGGACTCAGTTGCCGCTAGCACTTACAGTCCTTTCGAAGTTATTTCTACCTCACAAAAATTTGATACTCGAGCTAGAGGAAGATATGCTAATCTAAAAATTCAAAATGAAAACGCCGGAGAGACATGGCGGTATGGAACATTCCAAGTTGATGTTCAAGCGGATGGGAGAAGATAATGGCCAAAATTGTAGTTAGATTACCGGAGCCTCGAAAAGAATACACAGAAGATAATCAACGTCAAATTAATAGAGCCATTAGTTCTGTTATAGAACAATTAAATTCAACCTATATGCAACCTGATAAGGATGATCTAGAAAGGTTGGATTTCTTTTTAAGCTAATGTCTAACGTATATAAAAATATTCAAGCAAAAATTACTTCTGCAGGCTCATATGATGATATGTATGAAACCCCTGAAGAGACAACTTCTTTAGTTAAAAGTGTTAAGTTATTTAATACCCATGGTTCTGCTTTAGATGTGGACATCAAGGTTTATGATTCATCCTCTACTACAGACTTTGAATGGGATATAGTAAGCGTTGATGCTAGTGGAAGCGTTGATCTGTTAACCTTTAACAATATTATTATCCTCGAAGCCGGTGATAAATTAAAGATGCAATGTGCTACCGGAAATGTTATCAAAATGACCGCATCTGTGTTACAAACAAGCAGAACATAAGGAATTATGCCTTTCATAGAAACTAAAGCAAAGAGCGAATACAAGATAATAGATGGTAAAAAGACTCATGTGATTACCCCTGAGTGCGAGATAACTTTAACTAATATAGAAACAGGTAAAGAATACTTCTCAGATAAAGAAGCTGATGATGATGTAAATGACGGGGCGACACCCACTAAAAGAGAACACATCAGAAGAGATGTACATATAAAAGTAGCTGCTATTGATTTAGGAGCTAAATCAGGAGATCTATAAGATATTGACGATGAATAAAAAAACAAGTAGAGTGATAGATTCAGGCGAAATCCCTGCGATTTTCATATATAATCATACATTAAGGAATTAGAAATTATGCCATTAGATCTAGGAGAAATCTGGAAAAACACCAAGAAATTCTTTTCAGACAATAAAGAGATGATAGTCGACGTAGGAATGGGACTAGGTAAAGCCTGGGTCGATATGAGCGACCAGGAACGTAAAACCGCAGTAAACGAAAAAGCTTATAACGATTACATGAAACAAGTTGAAGCAGCTGGCCAAGAGGCAGAATCGGCTGTGGCCTTAAATCTTACCCCTATGGAAATAACAAACGTTCCCACTACTAAAGCAGATGTTTCAGATTTTACTCTAGTTGGAGCTAAAGGTGGCTTAATGACTTTACCTACAAAACAAAGAAAGAGATATGCTTATGGCCCTAACGAGATTGACGTTGAAGCTATGCAAGAAGAATCTATAGGTCCTTATGAACTTCAAATGGAAGAAGGAGTTAACATTGGTCCTATGGTTGAAGAAGATAAACAAAAACAATTATTAAAAGCTTTTGCAGAATATCAAGCAGGTGGTGGTACATTATCATTACAAGAATTTGCAGTAATGTGGATAGAAGAAAATGCGGCGCGAACTGTTGAAGGAGACACGCAGATGGCTTCAGCTCCAGGTATACCAGGTATAGAAGGTTTAAGACACGGTGGAAGACCTGGGTATCAATTCGGAGTTGGACCACAACAAGGAATGATGCCACAAGGAATGATGCCACAAGGAATGATGCCGCCACAAGGACTTATGCCTCAACAAGGTTTGAGACCTGGGTATCAAGAAGGAGTGGGACCTCTAGATATAAACATAAATGACAGTGTTCTTGGAACTTCTGATTATCAAGGAGGAACTACAACTAGTGATGTTATTAATCAAAAAGAAACTAGCTCTAACAATGTTCAAAGTATGGCTTCATCTTTTTTAAAAGGTGGAATAATGGATACAGAGGAAGCTTTACAAACAGCCATGATGATTGATGCAGTTAGTCAAGAGCAAAACTTTGATCAAAGTTTAGTTCAAGCGTTAATTGAACAAGGTTTATCTGTTGAAGACGCCTTAAAAAAAGCCATTACAATTGCTCAAACATCTTCTGTTAAAAATATGAAAAAAGGCGGAAGAATTAAAAAAGCTCCTGGAGGTATCATGGATCTAGGAGGATTAGAAAAAGATTATAGAACAAGCGGCGGCTTTGTTCCAATTGGAGGAAGAGAAAGAGCTGATGACGTTCCAGCAAGATTATCTAAAAACGAATTTGTAATGACAGCCGATGCAGTAAGAGCTGCAGGCGGTGGAAGCATTAACAGAGGTGCACAAAGAATGTACAACACGATGAAACATTTAGAAGCAAACCCACAAAGTAGAAGGATGATATCGTAATGGCAGTTAATTACGATGTAAACCAACAAGGAGGTTTACTCCCTTCAGGCGTCCTTCAACCATACGGACAGAATATTCTTAAATATGGTATCGGGCAACTAGGGACTCCTATTGACGTTGGAGCGATGACTGCAAAAGTTGCAGGTCCTACAGGCTTTCAACAAAAATCACAGCAACGATTGGCGGACATGTATGGCATGGGTGCCATTCAAAGAGATGCCACAGGACAACTTACAGGTTTTACCGGTGGTACAGGAATTGCTTCTTACCAACCTTACTTAGATCAAATTTCTCAGCAACAATTATTAGATCCATCTCAAGGCTATAAAGACTTTATGTCTCCTTACCAAAAGGAAATCATAGACACGACGATGCAAGAGTATGACGTTCAAGCTGGAAGAGGAAGACAACAAATTAGAGA